TCGTGGAGAAGCCACAAGTGTCACGAATGCCAGCACGTCTATTCCTTCATTTGGAGGAATACATGTGACGCTGAATAATATGGATTAGAGGGATGCGAAAGCGAAGCCTTCTCTTCTTAGGGTTCTAAGGAAAAGAGAAGCCTTCTCTTTTTGCAAGGTCGACTGCCCATGGCTCTAATTGGCCACGGACTACAGCCGTTGGACGATACGGCCAAGGCGATAGATATACGGCATTCGGATGGTCTCCTTCTCTTAGCCAAGCAATGTGCTCTTTACTTGGCAAGACACTGTGTAAAAGGGATTGACCTATGTGTATCTCAGCCAGATTGATTTTGATTGCAATGTTATTCTGTTTCTTCTGGCGGTCTTCCGTGGGCAAAGTTTTTTCCGTGCTATAGGCGATGAGGGCGTCCATAAAGCTCAAGTAATCGGCACGCCTCCAAATCGTCGCTTGATACGTGAATATAATAGTGTCGGTTTCTTTTTCTAACACTCTGAATCTTGTCGTTTGAAATTCTTTGAAACCCCTTGGTCCAGGACAGGGCATCAGGCGAACGGACGATAAATCTGGGTGCGTATTCAATAAGTCAATGGCTTCTTGAATAGGCTCTTTCATAGGGCGGCCTTCCAGTAGAAAATCTTCTTGGATTGGAAAGACGTATTTGATAGAAGGAGGGAGGCGACGAACAGCCTCGGCACGACTGTCGAAAAATGCTTCTGCATTGCCGGGGAGGTGGATGATATTGACTTTTGCCAGAGGCATAGGCAGAAGCAAAAGAAGTTCAGGTGCTTCCGTGGCAATATAAATCGGCCATGTGCACGAGGGGGCGTATCTGTGTAAAAGGGATATGTGTAGGGGGAGGAGGTAGAAATATTTGGGGGTGGTGTTAATCAAATACGCACATGTGGGGTCGTCCATTATTTATAGTTTAACACGACACGTATTTAAACTATAAAATTATCTAGGCAGAGTTTATTTCCTTTTATTTGTCTTTCTCTTCTTTCTACGAATT